GGTGAACTTCTCTTCTGACAAAGATGATAGTATACCCGAATCAATAACACCACCAACACCATATCTCTGAATCTCATTCAGAACTCTTCTGAAGTCGGGAAAGAATCTCATAACTAATTCTGCAAGAACCTTTTCGTCTGCTTCTATGTTTTCGATATGACAAATACTTTTACATCTTAATAACATCTTTTGTGCAAGTACTGGTTTTTCTTTTGGTGCAATTTTAAAATCAATGACTGTTGTTCTTGAATGTAATGCAGGTATGATTCTGTTTTTGTAATTACAAGTAAAGATAAATCTACAGTTAGAAGAGAACTCTTCTATGAATGCTCTAAGTGCAGGTTGCACTGATTCTGCAGAAATGTAATCTGCCTCATCAAGGATAACGACCTTTGGGCCACCTCCCAATGAAACAGTACTTGCAAAGTTTTTGATTTTAGTTCTTAAGGTATCAATAAGTCTACCTTCATCAGAACCATTGATTACAATAAAGTCTGCACCTAACTCATTACAGAGAGCCCTAGCAACAGTTGTTTTACCAACACCTGCAGAACCACAAAGTAAAAGATTAGGAATCTCTCCCTGTTTGACAAACTCCAAAAATTGGTCGTGAAATTCTTTTGGTAGTATCGTTTCCTCAATCTTTTGTGGTCGATACTTTTCTACGTATAAAAATTCGTTCATAATAAGTTAGATACTCCCCACCGAGTTTCTAGTACAGTCCACCATGATGAGTTGGACTGCTCCCGTGATAATAGTTGAGACTTGAACTTTAATCACTCCAAACAACTTAAGATGCTGTATAAGAACTATCGGGTTCTAATGCAATGAAGTACTCAACTTCAACATCTGTATTTTTAAAGTGTGATATTCCTTTTGAGGAAACTTGCACTTCATAGTTACCTGTTAGAATTTTTAGATTCTCAATCTTGAAATTCATTTGGTATTTATCTCCATTACCTTCTGCAACCGTTCTACTAAATGTATTTGATGTTGCATTCTTTTTGTCCTTTACAGTAAGTGTGACAGCAGTTCCATCAGATTCTAAAACTAAATCATTGACACCTAGAACACTAGATGCTTTCTGTAAGTCTGTTAATAGAGTTGATGTTATCGTGAATGACACTTCTGAAGAAGGCATGGTTATCATTTTCTCGGGTGCAACAACCATTCCTTCAGATGCATAAAAATAATCCATCTTTGAATTGGTGTCTTCTACCGACAATTTTTCGGGGTTGAAATTAAACTCGGGGTCGTCTAACAAAGAAGTTGCACCCAAGAACTCTGGCAAATTATATATTGCAAAATCCTGTGGGAATGATTCTTCGATTGTAGCAATCGCAAGAATGTTTTTCATGTTAGAAATAGTTTCGAGTTTATTTCCAGTTTTAACTCGTATACCCGAGTTTATGGTTGAGAAGTTTTTTAGAACGTCTCTTGTTTCATTACTAATTTTCATCACTTGTGTTTCTCCTTATCGTGAACATGTAACATAAAGAGAGCATAGTGCAACACTTTTAGTAAGTCAGCCCTATTCCTCCCACCTTTCTTTCCGTATCGCTGTGCATATTTCATTATGTTTCCGATACAAAAACCTTCACCGTGTCCACTGTCAATTATAAATTCAGTAGACTGGTATTTGTTTAAACTATAATGTTGGTCGTAAGTGTTATCAATATAAGAGGCAAGTTCCTTAAGGGACTTGTCCTCGTTATATTTGTAGTCTATTGACTTGACTTTTTTACCGAACATATTAATCATTATACTCTGAAGACTCTGATTCGTCTAGAGGGTTTTCAGCATTTAAATCAACCCCTGCATCAATCTTAGAATAGAGGTCGAGGATACTATTTCTAGTCTCTTCGTCAAATCTTGAAATACACATTGTGATTGACTTGAGTTTGTCATTGAACATTCTGAATGCATTGACAATGTGAACCAGTCTTCTAGTCGTAACAACATCATCTATTGCACCTTCATAGTAGGTTTTTCTGATAATGTCTGCCCAGTCAACAAGTTTGTGACAGAACTCGGTATCAACTTCACCAGTCAATGCCATTTCTTTTTTAAGAATAGACCTTTCAGTAGTCACTGGTGGATATTCTTGTTGCATTGTGATTGCAAATCTTTCCAACATTGCTTCATTCATGATTTGAGTCCCGATGAATTTACCATCGTCTGACCCTTGTCCTTTAGTGTTTGCAGTTGCAAGGATTGTGAAACCCTCTGCAGGTGAAACCCACTCACCAGTTTTCTTGATTAGGTATCCTTTACCTTCAAGAACTGATTGTAGACACATCAACTTGTTTGAACCAAGGTCGACTTCATCTAATAGAAGTACAGCACCTTTTCTCATTGCTTTGATAACTGGGCCTTCTCTGAAGAGAACGTCCCCACCTTGTAAAGTGTGACCACCCATCAAATCATCTTCATCAGTCTCAATAGTAATATTGACCCTGTAAAGTTCTCTCTTCAACTGAGCGCAAGTTTGTTCAATCATTAATGTTTTACCATTACCACTTAGACCAGTAACAAATACTGGAAAGAAGATTTTAGACTTAATGATATTCTTGATATCTTTGAAGTGTCCAAAAGGAACATAGTTTGACATCTTCTCGGGAATGATTTTGACGTTGTCAAGTGAGTTGACAGCAGTGGTTTTTGCAGCCACTGGCATATTAGATGGATTTGCAATTGCAGGAATCGGTGCAGATTTTACAGGAGTTTGAACTTCGGGTTCATAACCACCATTGTAACCACTTACAACTGCATGTAGATTGAAGATACCGTTATCTTTAAAACTGTATCTTGATGATTTAACCCAGTATGGCATACCACCCACTTTATCAAAATCTTCTTTAACGAAGTTGGATTGATTAGGATATGCTGAGGTTAAACTCTCTAGGAACTCCTTCCTATCGGGTGTAAAATGAAAGTCCTTCCCGTCAATGACGATGGACTCGGTTCTGTCATAAGTTCTTTGATTCATAATATAGTCTCCTTAGTAAATCAGTTTATTTTCTCATCTTGTATAGTATACAAAAAAGTGTGGGGCATTGTCAACCCTATTTGCATATTTGCAGTAAAGATTTTATTGAGTTCTCAATAGGTTTCTCTTTAGGGTTTCCGAACTTGTCCATGTTCAAGTGTCTCTCATAAACACCTTCACCTTGGTTAGTCCATACTCTAAATGCTTTACACTCAACACCTAGTGTTGCACACTCATTGGTATTATCACATTTAAATTTCTCACATGGACTTGGGCCAACATCTTGAATTGCATCTGCAAATGCAGAATAATCCGTTTGATGTGATATGTAATATGCTTGGTCTACTTGTAATGTTTTCATTGTGTCTTCTCCATAATTGTTTGTAAAGTGTATCTGTTATCCAGTAGTGTCACTTCAAAAGTGTCTAGGATATAATCGTGTTCCACGATATAAGGTGCTTCCTCATTTCTTGATTGTAGAATCATAACCCTATTGGTAAAATCCCTGTAATCGTCTCTCTCTAAAATGAATGTCTCATTCATCATATATTTTGCTTCCATTATGCTATCTCCTTAATGAATTCATTGGTTAAAAATCTTGAAGTTGTTTTTGATTTCTGATTTCTTTTGAATGCAGCCATCACTCTAGTTTTCTTTGCATCGATGAACTCTTCTCCAAGTTCATCATTTCCTGCAGTCCCGAGGGTGTTGGCTGAAGTAAGAAATAATTTGTTGTATCCATGAGCAGAGAATACTTTACCCTCTTTTCTAATCTCTCTCCAAGCAGTATCAACATCAATGTCTTTTCTCTTATACTCTTTAGTATGTTCAATGACTGACCACAACTCTCTTTTACCATCCAAGACAAAGTATCCAGTAATGGTAACATTGCAAGTTTGTGATATCCACTCTAAAATATTTTGAGTTACTGTAAAGGAGTTTCTTCCAACATATCCAGTTGACTCTTCTAATGGGAAAGTCTTGTTTAGATATGGGTCGATTAAATCTCTAGACTGTTTGGTTCTCCAAGCATATGAATCATCATCACAGTTCTTTTCTTGTTCAGCATAGTCTTGTTTCTCTTCTTGAGTCCTTGCAAGTAGGTCTGCTCTATGAGAGAACCCATCAGTGATAACTGTTAGGATTGACTTCTCAATTCCATATTGTTTGTTGAACTCGGGAAGAAGTTTTCTAAGGAAAACTAGTGTTTGGTCTAATGGTGTTCCACCTAGTCTGAAGTTTCTAGGGTGGAAAGTTGTTTCCAAATCCCAGTATCTTCCATCTTGTTCCATAGTCTCAAACCCTTCATAGAACTCATTGTATGTTGTAAGTGCTTTCTCATAGTTTCTCCAACTCATGTTAGAGTTCCACATGTTAGAGTAGATGCAACCTAAGTAACTCATCATTTCTTTATGTTTTCTATTGTTCATTTCATTAGATAGAATCTCAATTAGTTTACCACCGTTTCCATAGTAATCATCTTTTTTCTCTTCTGCTGTATAGTAACAGTCACTGAAAAGATAGATTCTATAAGGGATGTTAACTTTTCTACAGAACTCTGCAAGTATCATTGATTGTTCTAATAGGTCGGTGACTTGATTGTGAATTGAACCACTCCAGTCAAGTAAAACATTCAACCCGTGGTTTTTACCTTCGGGAAGATATGTAGCTCTTTTGAAAATGTCGTCAACGATTTGGTATTTTGCAAGTCTATTCATATCTAACTTACCAGTTTTACCACTGAATGCTTTCTTGGAAAGTTGTGCAGACTGTTTCATTTCAAATTCTTTTGCCATATGAGCAACAATCTTTTTGTTTTTGTTCTCAAGTTTTTTTGCAACAAAACAACCCCTCTGATAATTTTTAGTCCAAGTATCTTCTTGGGCATAATCGGGTTTAGTGTCTACATAGTTTTTCCACTCATTCAAAACTTCTTGGAATGAAATGACATTCTTCTTAATATCAGTATTCTTGAATATTGGTTTTAAGTTGATTGAAGTCTTAATAATATTTTCTTCTGAAAGAAATTGGTCTTCGTTATTGTGTGCATAGTGTTCAGTGATAGATTCTCTAGCACCATCTTCTTGGTCGTGGTATCCATTTGTTTGACCACCTTCTTTACCACCAGTAGACTTGACTTGTTCTTCTGCATCATCAGTGTCACCTTCTTGGTCGACCTCATCGTCTGCATCATCACCACTGTCGGTGTTTAACTCGGGAAGTGTATCCTCTTCTATTTCATCTTCATCTGAATCTCCACCATCAGAAGATTCTTGAGATTCATTTTCCATTTCTTCCATTTCTGATTCTTCTGAATCGTCACCTTCTTCTTCGTCACCAAGGTCAAACATTTGAGGAACTAACATTTCATCATCTTCAGTCCTAGTCTCATTCTCTTTAGAATACTCATAGATTGCAGTAGCACATTCAACAACCTCTTCCCAAGTTTTGCATGATTCTGCCATGTCTAGGAATTCTTGTTCTACTTTGTTGAACTTAAGACCAAGTCTTGAACCAACTTTAGTTTGTAAATTAATTTTGTCAATCAATGAAAGGTCTGCAAGATTTCTTTTCTTAAGTTGGAAGAAGTCCATTTCCATCAATTCATTGTATGCAGTGAAGAAAGATTTTCTTAATCCTTGGAATTTATTTTTGATTGCTTTCTCAATCCTAACATCTTCTACAACATTAAGATATCCTTTAAGTGTTCTATTCATTTCTAATGCAGAGTGAAGTCCTTCATAAGGAGTATTCAATGCATGTCCAACTTCATGTCCCATGAATAGGTCATAAAGTTCTGCAGACATATCTTCTTTAAAGATAGGACAAGCAAGTATCCTATTCTTAACATCGAAGTATGCAGTTGGTATTTTCTTATGGACAACAGTGATGTTCTCTGTAGCCATGAGTTTTGCAAGTTGGTCTTTTTGGTTTTTATTTATCATGTTTTAAGTATACAAAAAAGTGAGGGGCATTGTCAAATTTATTTTTTAAGTTCAACAAACTTTCTCCTCGATTTAGAAAATTGTTTCATTGGGGACTTAAAGATTATCTCATCTTTAGTTCCAGTCTTGATGTATCCAACTAAGTGTCCAGCATCATTGACCATGTAAGTGTGATTGGATACTTCCCAATCTGTAATCTCTTTAAGATATTTCATTAAGCAACCTCTGTCATTAACATAGTGTATGGTTCATAACAACCACTCACACCGATTGCAGAGTTATCACAACCTCTTCCGTCCATCCATATCTCTAAGTCAATTGCATCATAACAATCTGAAGAGAATGTCTGACCCACAAAATCGGTACTTAGATTAGTCTCAAATACATTCTTACCTAGTCTACTGATAGGTTTTACTGAAAGATAATTAGGAGTAACCTCTTTGATTATAGCAGTGGTTGTTATACCATCTATAGTATACTTACAGGTATCATACCCAACTTCTATGTAACTCGTATCCAACATTAAATAGACCTCGCTTCTTTTCTAAGTTCAAATAGTTTTGCAATGAAACCATTTGCACCACCTGTAGGACTTGGTACTTCTGCAATACCAAATTCGTTTTCAATTGCAAAAATTACATTCCAAATATCCTTATCTGCCATAGACAGGATATCTTCCATAATTTCTTGATTAATGTTGTCGTTGTGAATGTTTGACATGTTATCTCCTTTTTTCATTATATACATAGTATACAAAAAAGTGAGGGGCATTGTCAAATTTATTTTAACTTATTTTTTAGAGTATAAGAGGAGTCTTGAAGGACTTTGGTTCTGTCGTCAATTAAAAGGTTGTCGGGATTTGAGGTAAACCACATTGCAATAGTATGTCTAGAACACCTTCTTACAGCATTTACACCATGGTAATGGTATATACCTTGGAAAAGAATGCCCTCACAAGCACTAGGAGAGTGTGTATAACCATGTTCGGGAAAGTATGTCTCTCCATCTCCATAATTATCGTTAAGGGTTAAGATAAGAGTCCACTCTCTACTGGGTTGTTGGTCTAGATTTTCGTCTTCTATTTCCCATCTAGAATAAGTGTCTAAGTGTGGTTCTTGAGTACCACCTATTGGCCACTCATTAATTGATGTCATTTCGGGATAGACTATTTGTGAGTTTTCTTTATAGATTTCTGCAACACACTGATAACCTATTCTTCTGAATATATCTCGAACCCACTGAGTATGGATATGGACTATATCTAATCCAAAGTAATCAGAACCGTCTCCAATACTTCTAAGATGTTTGTGCGTTTTGTGGAAGTGTATCAGTTCCTTTGCTTGTTGTGGATTCACTAGATTCGGAATCTTTATCAGATTGAAGGGTCTTGATGTACTCTGCAATTGCTCTTCGTTTTTCATTTTCTATTCTTTTCCTTTTTTCTTTAGGACGTGATTTCAATGCACGTTCTAATTTCAATTTAGATGCTCGTTGTAGAAACACTATACCATTTAAATGGTCTATTTCATGTTGAGCGCATCTTGCACCAAGACCATCTAATATCAAAGTGTGTTCAGTACCATCACTGTCTTGATATTTCATTTCTATTACTCTTGCTCTTTTTATCATAAGAAATAAATCGGGAAACGATAAACATCCCTCTTTTTGTAATTCTGTTTCTTGGGATAGTCTTGTTATTTCGGGATTAAAGAAAGTTTTGTTTCCTGCATCTGCAGTCTTCATAACAAAACATCTAACATCTAATCCAACTTGATTTGCAGATAAACCAATACCACCAAATCTATCCATTGCTTCAGATAATAGACTCTCTATTTCCTTTGGGTCTTCTGATGGATTATCAAAATCAAATTCTAAAGGAGGTGTTCTTAATACCTTTGATGCTTCTTCTACTAATGTATACATTATCTATCTACTACTCCACTATATTGTAATTTTAACATACTAAATTTTGCCAATCTTCCTAGTGTTGCGAGTTTCTTACCTTCTCTAACTCCTGCATCACTTCTAATTGTCATCTTCAGTTTCTTCATTTCATCGGGTGTATCTATATCTATAAACCATTCTTGAACTGATGCTTTATTTAGATATGCTTTAAAACTTGTGACCAGTGGTAATAATGATGCAAGGTCGTCCCCTTTTTGTTCTGCTGTTTTACCTACTGCTTTTACTAATATTAGTGGAACTTTTGCAGGTTTTTGTAAATTGAAATTATCATATACCCAATTTTTGAAATCTTCTAGTGATAATTCATTTAGTGCTTTACACACATGAGTTCTTTGTATTCTTACCATTGCAGCATACAAATTGTTAGACTCTTCTTCATTTTGAAGATGGTAATCCAAGTATAGTTGTCTGACACCTGCAGTGACTTTTCTATCTCCACTTGCATAAGTACTTTTTGATGCAACCGATTCTATGTTTGGAATTTTAGAATACACTGCATCCCAAAGTTCATCTTCCATAGGTTTAAGTGCTGATTCTTTATCCATCTTTTTAAGTTGAGTCTTAACATAAGAGTTTAATAATGGTTCTGTAGATTTTGTTGTTCCTGCCTTTAATGAGATACCTAGTATCTCTTTATTTTTAAAGAATACAAAAATATCTCCTGCATGATTTTTAGGAACTCCAGTGGGTTTTGCACGATATCCCCATACTACTTTTCGTATAGGTTTAGAAGTATTCAAATCATATAAAAAATTTGTAATGCCAATTGCATTTTCTATTTTCATCTTAACAAACCTTTCTTCCATAGTGCTGAGTCTGTCTATAACTTCTGCAGCAGCATCTGCATCTGAAGATGCATAAGAGGTTTTTGCACTTTTTATATTTAACTTGTAAAGAAACTTTTTAAAATCTTCTACACTATTGGGTCTAAACTTTTTGTTAAATGCTAAACACGGAAACAATTCTGTTATGGATGCATTTTGTGTAGTTTCACCCATGCTCTTACTCTCTAGTAAGTCAACAGGGATGTCGTAAGAATATGCTAGTTTACTTCTTACTAAAGGTTTCTCTAGATGTTCTTTAAAAGATTTCATAGTACTATTTATCTATTCTGCAATTCGGGAGAAGTTTTTATGTTTCTCAAACCTAATTACATCATTAAACTTATCATACAATGCTTCACCTTTATGTGATATGATGAATGCATTAGTTTTCTCTGTAAGTGTATTCAATAGTTTTAAAAAGTCGTCTGTTCCGTTAGTGTCAAGTGAAGAGTCGAACACTTCATCGAGAATGAGCAGGTTAGTGTTAACACTATTTTTCATTCTTGCAATAGTTCTCCATGTAAATAGAATACTTAAATCTATTCTCATTTTCTCACCTTGTGAAAAGTTATCGTATTTGAACACATCTCTGAATCTTGACTTGATTGTTTCCTCAAAGGATTCATCTAATTCAAATCCTACAAAGAACTCCAGTGATGCAAGATACTTGTTTATCATATTGTTCATTACTGGAACATACTGTTTAATAATCTTCTGTTTAACACCTTGGTCTCTCAACAACATTTGTGCTAACTCGTAATAGTGTCCTTGGTCTACAAGTGTTTCTTTTTTAGATAATAGTATCTCTAATTTACTTTCATTCTCTTCTATAGATTCATGTGTGTTAGAGGGGACGTTTGCTTCAATCTGTAGGTCTTCTATTTCTTTGTTAAGTTTCTTTATGTATTTCTGATTAGAAATAATTTCAGTTTGGATAACTGCAATTTGTTTTTGAAGAGATTCTATTCCTTGTTGGACTTTTCCGATTTCGTCCATTCTGTTGGAGGAGTCTGTGATTGTGTCTTCAATTTGTTGGAGTGCAGATACCAGTTCGTCCTTCTTCTTCTGTTTCTCTGCGATGTGAGTTTTTTTGTGTTCCTCATCTAATCCTTGTTTACATGTTGGACATTCATCATTCTTTTCATAGAATGATATTTCTTTTTCTACTTTTCGTCTGTTCTCTTCCATCTTCTTTTCAAACTCTAGAGCTTGTTTCAGACGGTCTCCTTGTGGGTCTCTATCTGAAATTGAAGATGTTTTTTCTTTAATGGTTTCAGTTTTTAATTCAACCTTTTCCATAAGTGAGTCGACATTATCTTCAGTTTCTTTTATAGTAGACTGAAACTTACCTATCTTCTCATCACGATTTACACGAAGTGCAGTCAACTGTTCATTCAAACCATTGATTCTCTCTTCCATAATATTTATTTCATGTTCATTCTCACGTTGCTCTACAACGTAATTACTGACTCTTTTTCTTAGGATGTCACTCATAGTCGAAAAGATAGATATGTCTAATAGGTCTTCGATAAGACCTCTTCTATCCTTTGCTTTCAATTGCATGAATGGGACAAAGTTTGCAGAACCTAAGATTGCAACTTGGGTGAATGAACGATAAGACATCTTAAGAATATTCTTTTCTAATTGTTCTTGGTAATCCTTTACTGTTGCATCTTGGTTGACGAATACTCCATCAACATGTATCTCAAACTTATTAGGTTTTGCACCTCGCATAACCTTATACTCTTTTTTACCTATGTTAAATTCAACCTCTACTATAAGTCCTTTCTCGTTAACACTATTAATAAGAAGTTCTTTCTTTAAGTTTCTGAACCCACGACCATAAAGACCAAAACACAATGCATCTAAAAGTGTAGATTTACCTGCACCATTCTCTCCAAGTATTAGGGTTGTTTGGTGTGCATTTAGGTCTATCTCTGTAAAATTATTTCCCGATGAAAGTAAATTTTTCCATCTTACCTTTTTAAAATTTATCATAAGTAATTGTGTTGGTCTAATGCTTCATCATATAGGGATGTCATTAAGTCATTGAGTGGTTTTTTCTTTCCTTGTATTTCTAAACTATCTACATATTTCTCTACGATAGTTAAAGTGTCTTCGATATCATCTATCTCTGAATCATCAAAGAAATCCATATGTTTATTATCATCTACTACTTGTAGGTGAAGAGGATTCTCGGCATGGACTTTATCCAAGAATGTATCAAACCAATATGGATTGTCTTTGTTTATAACAATAAGTTTTATAAACTTACCATTCACACTTGATAAGTCCTTTTCAGTTATAGTATCAAAAGTTTCTTTGCTGTCGTCATAGAAAACTTTCTCAAACATTTCAAGTGGATTGTGAACTGGTGTTATTTCTTGTGTTTCGGTATCGAAGATATGGAAGTATTTGTTGTCTCCATAGTCCGACCATGTGAATTGCATTTGACTTCCTAAGTATCTAATATTACCAACTTCTGATTTGTGATGGAAATGACCACTCAAGACTTGTTCAAATCTTTTTACATAAGTATGGTCTAATCCATGTGGACAATTGAATCCTGGCTGCATCAATGCACCTTCAAACTCAAAGTGACCCCAACATTGGGTTGCCTTTGCAGAGTGTAAAAACTCTACTGTATCTGCATAATTTTCGGGATTAATCCACGGAACAAGTGCAATAGGATATCCATCATATTCTTTTACTTCGGGTTCTTGTATAACATTAATGTTTGATTCATTGAATAGTAAAAGTTCGGGTGAGTTGACATCATTTGTATTCTTATAATAAGTGTCATGATTACCAAGAATTAAATCCATTTGGATTCCTCTTTCTACTAAAGGTTCAATGAAGTGTTTACGATTAGCATGTAGACTGGAAAAGTTTACATACTTCCTTCTATCAAAGTAATCTCCCAAGTGAATCACTTGTTTGATATCATGTTCATCTAGATATGGGAAAAATATTTCCTCGTAGAAACGACCTTGATATTTTGCCATTTCCAACATATCCGACCTAACACCTGCATGGGTGTCATTTAAGATTGCTATTTTCAATTATTCCTCTTCTTCTGAGAAGTTAGTTTCTAAATTATTCTTTGTTGATACTCTTTTAGATTTACGAGGTTTATACTCGACATGATTCATATTTTCGTTCATCCACTCAACATTTGTGTTAATAAGGGTTGGGTCATGAATGCCATCTATAGTTGTAAATGAATCTAATGTTAATGCAGATTCTATTGTTGACTTTTGTTTGATGTAAACCTGTTTCTTTTCTTTTTGTATTCTTCTTAAGAAAGCATAGTAACAGATTTGGGTAACATATGCGAATGCATTGTTGGACTTCTCTACTTTAAAGTTCCCAATGTATTGAATACAGTTTTCAATTGCATCACAAATCATTTCATCTCTATATGTGTAGTTGATGAAGTTTGGTCTTGTAGATAGACGGGTTGCAATTTTATAAATGCACTCTCCTATGTACTCTGACATTTGTGGTGCTTCCTTTCCTTCAGAAAGATTGGACTGTATCTGACTTACATAATCTGCAACTGCAGCTGTAAAGTCTTTATTAGATACATAATGAATTGCTTTTTTGGGGTCTTTTTTTGTTGTCATACCTCTATTATACGGATAATTCTTTAAATTCATAGAGGGTTTTTGAAATAAAATAATTAAACTTTTTTAAGAAACCCTCTTGTAGAATTTGAAATCATATGATATTATTAATATGTCCCGAGGGGATATACTATAATAAGGGATTAAGTGTAGGTTATAACTCTACTCTTTGCAGGATTATTAATTGCACGACTCATTCTATCGATATCACCAACGGCAAGTTCAAACATGCACCAACCTAAAATTGTATATATTATATAGTGTTTCACAATCTGTCCAATCCTACGTTGATTAAGTAAAAGGACAAGAGCATAAAACCGAAAACGAGGACTTGCACGACTGACATTATTGCAACTTGTTTCATTGGGTGAACTTCAACAATTTTCTCAATCCAAGATTCATCAGGTGAAAGGTTTACAACCTGTAGTATTTTCTTTTCAGTATCGGGTTTTGTAAACCAAGGAACGTACATTACTTTAACTCCACCTCTATAAACTTACCAATCATATTGATATCTGCATCACTCAACATTCCTGCTTGAGCCCACATAGTAGAAGACATATTACCGACTGTCTCTCTATTTTTATATGCATTGAGTTTACTTACAATGTAATCTTGTGATTGACCTGCAAGTTTAGGAAAGACTGCCATACCTTGACCTTCTGCACCGTGACAAGCTGCACACCCACTCCATAGACTTCTAATAGAAGAGAACTCATCTGCATTTGCAAGTGCATTTTTTCTTTGTTGTATTTCTGATGCAGTTCCGTTCAATGCAACATAGTCAACATAACACTGACCAGTGCATGAAGTATTACTACTATATCCACTGTATTCTAAGTTTGGATATACTTTTGCAACAAAGAAAGTTGCGATTGCAATACATCCTAATAGAGACATTCCTAATTCTTTCATATTATACTCCTGTAAGTGAAAGTACTGATAAACAAAAAATAAACGTAAGTGTACCGATTTCTAATTTATCTCTCATAGGGATGCCCTCGATAGATACATTATCATAAATGGTAGTAAGAACGGAAGAGTCATCAGCACTAGAAATTCGATAGTGTCAACCAGTTTTCTCTTTACAGGTCTAACTTGATGGTTGACTTCTCTAGCTTTTCGCACCATGCTCTTCGCAAAAAAAGTTGCTGTGGTCATGGTTTTCCTAAAGTTAAGTTATAAGTATTTTGTATAATGTGATATAAATCTATGTTATACGCACATATTTAGACAAACTAAAATCCTAATGAATTTTCTTAGGGTCGGATGGTGCAAGAAGAGAATCTTCTTCTAAGAACTGTTCCTCTTCCAGTTTATCTAATTCTTCATCTGACATTCCTGCAACTAATTTGTTGATGGTGTCTTTGATGTATTCCATTTTAGGCATCTTGTTGGTTAAAGGGATAGATTCAGTTTCTACCATAGTTAACCACTTTGAGGATGCTTCATCATAAAAGGGGATGTATTGTTCACTCATTTTACTTCTATGAAGAACATGTTCAGTGTCTATAGAAATCATTGAGTCTGAACTTACAGGTGTGTAAGGTATAAAGGTTGCAAGAGTATTAGTTAAATCTAATCTTGAAAGTTGACATACCATAGGTGCAGTAATCCTTATAGTATCTCCTACTTCTTCTACCATACCACAAATCTCAGCACCCGTTATTATTTTTATTACTTCGTATCTCATAAGTTGAATTGTTTTATTTCGTATTTAAATCCTTCTTCGTTATAGATATTTATTCTTTCTTTAAGGTGGTTAAGTGTATAGTTATTACATTGTAAATCATCTGCAATGTCAAACAGTCTCATTTCTGTTTTGCCTTCAGTCTTACGAAGTCCTCTACCAATTGATTGTAGATTTCTAATTCTTGATTTGGATGGTGATGCAAAAACCACATTATCAATTTTCTTAATGTTCACTCCAGTTGAGAATGTACCATAAGATGCAAGTATAACATTGTCTTCTGCTTTCTCTACGATTGTTCTGACTTCTTCTCTATCAGTTACATCAGTTCCACCGTAAACATAGTGTAGTTTATCATCAAGTCTCTTAAACATTTTACCATGTAAGACTGCACCATGTTTCTCTACATATTGAAACAAGACTAATGTATTTCCTTTAAGTGAATATACAAGATTACAAATAAATTCGTTCCTACTATCATTGCCGACCAAGTAGTCCATCTCTTCTTGGTAGTTTCCTTTCTTCTGTTTAGTATGACGAAGTATGATACAATCAATTGAAAGATTTGCAATAGTTCCATCTTCCATTAAATCTTTAGTTGATATAACTTTTTTGACTGGGCCGAACAAACCTTCGAGTTGTAATCTATGAACCTCTGAACCATCCAGTGTTCCAGTAGTTCCAAATCGTATTGCAGTTTTTTTCATCTTCTCTAAGATACCTTTGAGAACATCTGCTTTGAATAAATGTGCTTCGTCACCGACAACCATATCAAAAGAACTTAACACCTCCTTTGGTGCTTTTGCGAATGATTGCCATGTGGTGATTGTTATTGGTGCATCAAACACTTCTTGTCCATGATATATCTTACAGACTCTTTCCTTATATCCATACTCTTCAAAATCTTTTGTCATTTGTTCTACTAGTGATGTAGTAGGAACTATGATAACCGTTTTAACATCATAGTATCTTGCAAGTAAGTATATAATCAATGACTTACCACTTGCAGTTGGAGATAGTAATAGTTGTCTCCCATATTGAACTGCAGTATTGAATGCATCTATCTGATAATCTCTTGGAGGAAAAGGTAAGTCTAAATCTGCTAACCATGACTGACTACACTTCTCTCTATGTTTAACACCAATAACATCTTCAATCCCTTCAAACTCATATCCTCGTTCTTTACAGAACTCATCTATGTAAGGAAGTAATCCTATGTATATCTTTCTTGTTTTGATTGAGAATAAACGAACCTTACCATCCCACCATTTGTTTCTGTAGGAAGGCATAAACTTTGCATTTGGAACTGTAAAGGAAAAGAAGTCAAACAAGTCTTTTGCAAGACCATCATCGGGACACTCTACTTTTAAAAAAACTTCGTCTATCTTAGAGACACGAACTGTATTAGACATAAGGTTGACCGTTAAACCACACAACTAGTGATTTTCTTGTACCTCTTAAAACTGGTGTTACTTGATGATAAACAAACGAAGGAAATACCACAACACTTCCTTTTGCCTTTGCAGAAAATGGAACGGTTCTTATAGATTGATTAATGTCTATGCTAGTATCTTTCTCTGTAATTTTATCTAACTGTCGGTGAGGTTCTAACCATTGAAAATGCCCACCCTCATAATCATCGGGGTCTGATAATTGTATAGTCATACTTAACTTTCTTATAACTCCATTTGGTAATGGTTCTGGCCCTGCATCAGTATGCCATGTATAGAAGTCCCCTTTCTTCTTATTAGGTTGTGCATCATAAACTGTATACTGAGGTGGTTCATTCTCTGTGATTAAATCAGTCCATCCACTTTCATCACATGCAAGATACAATGCTTCATACATCTTATCTATAAGTTCTTGTGGCATTTCGTGTCCACCAAACCATTTTACTCTCGAACTTCTAATGTCCTCATTGAAATCACCTTTTAGACCACCATCTCCATCGGGGTCTTGTTGTCCCATTCCAATCTCTGCATCCATGAAATCAATCTTATTTGCAGTTTTATGAAAAAGTTCTACTTCTTTGTCATTGAAAAAGGATGGTGCATTCCAAATATAATTCTTTAGTATCATTTAACTTCCTGCCATGAACTTTCTCCAATCAATCGTATTACGAATTGTTTGGTGTCTCCAAGTAATGTTTTGCATACACTCTTTGAGAAAGTCTATTGTTATTTTTAAGTAATCTTGTTTTGCCTTCATTTCCATGAGGTCTTTATCTGAATTGTAAAAGTAATGCATGTCTGCTTTCATGACATTAACACCGTCAAGTGGGTCATGTTCCCATCCCAATTCATTAATTCTATCCATGTCCATTTTACCGTTATACCATAACCACTTATCTTTGAGTAGTTCATTGTATTTAAATTCGTATTGTTTTGCTAATAAAAGTTTACTGGTTAGTAAGTCTTGGTATTTTGCATGTAGTTTAGGGACTTCAAGTGATGCATTATCTAATTCGATATCATCTATCTCACAATCTTCTTTCCACATGGTTTTTAATTCATCTAAGTTCATACTGTATATTATACCACAAAAAGTGGGTTTTATGAAGTGGTTTCTATATCGTAATAAGTAAATCTAAATGTTGCTGTACACACTACTGGTTCAGTTTCAGAACCTGACTCTAATTCCATTCCACTGATTCCAGTAGGGAAACAGTCATAGAACCTTAAAAACTTATTTGGAATGTTTTTATTAGTGTTCATTACAAGTGTAATCATTGAATACTGATTTAAGTCATTGTTTATTGCTGACAACCTACCAGTTGGAGTTTTTACAGTTTCAACATAGTTTTCAAAATCTGATGGGTCTTTGATTGGAATAATTGCATTCATCCAATCATACACTTCTTTGAAGTTTTCCAAATCTTCATCGACAAGGAACTGCACTTCTAAGTTATCAAAGGAAACTTTGTCGCCTGGAAAAAATGCATCTACTCCAACACCTGCACCAGTTTCCACTTCTGTAAACTGTAAGCCAGGAATATTAACAGACCTAACATAGTATTCCACTGTAGGAATCTTGTCTATGATGAGTCTGAAATTATTCTTATTAAGAATAGATGTATTGATATTAGTTGTCAAGTTTTAATACTCTCTTGTTTGTTGAAGTGTCCATGTAGTCATTACCTCTATATTCTCTTGTAACTACCTCTTCACAAAGATATCCGTCCTTTTCATATAGTGTGGTAATCTTTCTACTGATAACTCCTTCCGTTGTTTCTTCACCATTTGGGAATGCTTTAGTTGACCATGGCCCTTCTAAAACTTTCACTGTTCTTTCATAATCTGTCATTTAATTCTCCGTTATACAGTTATTTATGTTTTTTTCATCACCGTTTTTGGTGAAATGGAATCTTTCTCAAATTCCTCTCTCCAAACTTTCATGTCACCATTTTTAACAAGTTGTATGAGTCGTTTGGATTTATCATAATCATACTCACCTGTTTTGTATTTTACCAATACTCCACACTCAAAGGTTCTGCAAGTGTATGGTCGTTTATCATATACTCTGCATATGCCATTTGATGTTAGGTTTGTGCAACCACCCCCATCAAAAGTTACACTATGTGTAAAGTCTTGACCTTCATATGAGGTAATATCCTTTACATCGAATAGTTCGTATTCTTTATCAAAGAGGTGGATTGTCTCATTCGGTTGTGAACAACACAAATTGCACGATAGACAAATATTATTTTTCGATGACGAACTCATTCAATTGTCTTGCAACTCTAATGACTTCTTCACCAGTGATTTCTCTTAATGGTAAAGGTTTTTTATCATTTGGGAATGAGTCGTTGTGTGCGTAGATAGCATCAACTTCCCTCTGATAATTAGAAGTCAATAGTCCTTCTGCTTGTGATAATAGGTCGGCTCTGATTTCGAACCCTGATTTTCCTGAATTACTCATATTTTTCTCCTGTGTGTGTATGTGTAATGTAAAGATTATTCTTTACCTTGTATTTAGGTTGACAATGTACCTAACTTTTTGGTATACTAGTAAAGTAGGAAATCGAGACGGAAGTAAGTTGGTTGTGAGAGGTTGTTCCGTATAGAAAAGGTGTTCCACACTGTTAAAGTCAATTAAGACGTGGCATATAATCGTGAGGTGTGGATAGAATCCGAACAGAGAAGTACTTGAAATTTTTGACGAATTGGGAAAGTATGGTAAACGAATTTCTTTATGGTCACTACCTATTGACCTAGATAAAATTGAGGTAAGGCCTCACTAGAAGGACACGGTGTAAAGAATTGGGTTAATCCCCAAGACATTGAACGATTAGAGTCAACTTTGAAGGAAAGGATAATAAGGCATGATTCGGAAGGATGCAGTCCCAGTTTAAAGATAAAAAAAAAGGTCTCGTGAGAGACCTTTTTAGTATTCCGATTAAGGAATGAGACTTTCGTCTTACAGAATGTTTGACACTGCAAATTTTCTGTAGTACTGGTTAGTACCTGCTGATGCAAGTCCGTTTGCTGGTGTAGCACCGACAAATGGATTTGAAACCATACCATATCTAGTTTTGAAACCGATTTTTGGTTGGAATGTGTTCTCACCGACTGCACGAACCATTTGTAATGGAACGTATGGGCAGTAGAAAAGACCTGCGTCATAAGGGTTAGTACCTCTATAACCTACTGTTAAGTAGTCAACACCTGCATAAGGGTCAACATATACTTTAACTCTACCGTTTAATAAACCAGCAAAAGTATTACCAGTATCATCTACGTTTAGGTTAGTTGAAAGAGCTGGAGCGTAATCTAATACACCTGCCATTGACAATGCACTTGCTACGTCTGAAGAACATAGGATAAAGTTACCTTTTCCTCTTCTTGTTTCTTTAGCAATTGTGTTTGATTCTCTTTCGATTTGGAATAATAAACCTTTGAATTTCTCAACAGACCATCTTCCGTTTGCATCTACATCTAAGTTGAATGTACCTGCAGAAGCAGTTGCTGATGCACCTGTTTTTGCTTGTACGTTTACTGTTCTAACAACTTCTCTGTTGATTTCTGCAAGAATTTCTGATGAAAGAATATTCGCAAGTTCTGACTCAGCGTCAAGACCGTGGATTGCTTTGAGGTCTTGTGCAAGTTCTAATGTGTATTCTGCTTTTAATGCTCTTGATTTTGCAGTAACAGTTGCTTTCTCTATTGAGAATGCCATCTGAGCAAAACCGTTTGATGCTTCAACATCACCTAATGCTTCTGCAGATGCAGTAGTCATTCCGTTTCCAGTATGAGTTGCATAGTCAGAGTTAAAAGGGTCTGAGTTAGCCGTAGCTTGTAGTCCAGCAGTTACTGTTTGATTTTCTGATGAGTAACGTGATTCAACTTCGTTGATTCCCATTGCTTCAGTTTTATTTACAACAGATTCTGATGGATAGTCGTTATACCTTGCTTTCATTGCAAAGATAAGTCCTGTCGGGCCAGTCATAGGTTGAACGCCACAAATGTCGTATGCAACGAGATTTGGCATAGCTCTTCTAACTAGGGATATTAAAATCGGGTCCCAGTTTGAAATTGAACTACCAGTAGCATTTAAAGGTGCTGCTTCCGCCAATTGAGCTCTGTCTTCGTTTAGAGCATTCTCTTGGTTTTCAAGGATAACAGCAGTAACAGCACGTTTGTAGTTGTCTTCGATTTTTGGTAAATCGGCGTGTTCTAGAATCGGTTGCCACTTTTCTTGTAAGTTTTCTGATAAAAACATTTTATTTCCTTTATTAAGTAAGTCTTAACCTAATGGTTTTAACTTACTGATTGCTTGTGTATACTTTGCCATTGTAGGGTCTTTCTGAACTTCTGTAGATTCCTCTACTTTAAATTCTTCAGAACCTTCAACAACTAAAGTTTCTTCAACTACACTTTCACCTTCTGCAGGGAAGTATGCTTCTTTGATTTCAGAAATCTTCTCAGCGAAGTCTTCTGCATCTTTAAAGTCTACTCCTTCAGCAAGTGAAGATAGTTTCTCTTTTTGTGTTTCAGTCAAATCTTTCGATGCGTCTGAAACTACGTTATCTCTTTTGAGGGTGTCTAACTCTTCAGTGATGTCCATATTTCTATTTACTTCACCGTCAAGTTTTTGTTCCATCTCGTCAAGACGATTTGCAAGTTCATCGATAACATCATACTTATCTTCAGGAACGTCAACATAATGTTCTACGAACAATGTTTTCAAACCTTCGATAAAGTTTTCTGTCATTTCTGACCTTAAACCACGTTCTATAGCAAGTTCGTTTTCTTTCGTCCACTCTTCTGCACAATACGTTAAGTACTTATCAACTGCTTCCGATAGGTCACCTTTGACAGTCTCAACTGTGGTTTTTAATTCTGCTTCATATTGAGCTTTCAATTCTTCAGATACTTCTTGTACCTTACTTGAAACTGCTGCTTTGAAGATTGTTTTTGCCTTTTCTGCATTTTCTTCAGAAAGGTCTAATGCTTCTGAAATTGCTGATAGGTCGTCATCTATTTCAATTTCAACAAGAGATGATTCTAATTCAGATGAAATTTCTTCAGAAACAGATTTCTCTTCTTCTTCTTGTTCACCTTCTTCGTCTTCTTTCTTCTTGTTTGCGTTCAGTTTACCATAAGTTTCTGTAACTTCTTCTTCAGTCATAGACTTCAAAGACTCTACTACTTTTCTAGCAACTTCTGCTTTTGTCAAACTTTCGTCAACTTCTTCTTCAGATATTGTTCCCAATATTGATTGGATGTCTTCCTTAGTCATTTCCTTCATATTGTTGACGATAGCTTTGATTGATTCCATTTTTGAAGATTTGACTTCGTCTTTTTTAGACTCTTCTTCATCTTCTTTGATTGAATCTGCTTTTTCAGATTTACCAGCATTTTTCTTCTGAGCATCACCTTCGTTAGATGGTGCTGTTTCAGCTTTCTTTACTGATGCAACTGCTTTGTCAACAGGATTTTCTTCGGGTTTGACGACTTCAACTTTACCACTTCCAATTTCTGCGGCATCAGATGAACCTTGTTTGACTGGTTTTGAATCTCCTTTTTCAGCACCGTCATGAGGTTGTTTTACCTCTTCGATACTTTCTAGGTTGTTTTCTAAATCTGCCATTTTTTTCTCCTGTTATTAGTTTCTAATGAACTACTTAATTTATTTATATGTTATAGACTCTCAACGAACCTTTTCCATAGATTTAACTTGGTTTCTTCCAATTTATTTAGTTTTGCAGTTTTTAACTCGTTTTGCATCTGCTCAACTTGAACTGCAGTAAGTATACCATTCTGATATACCCATTCGACTCCTTCCATTATTCCTTCAACGAATGCTTCAGGTGCAGACGGGTCTGCAACTATATCACCTGCTGTTGCAAGTTGGAAATCACCTTTTACCATTTGTGCGCCACCTTTTTGTTCTAGTGAACCTAGACCTCTAGATGAAACACCAAGTTTTGCACCATCATTGATAAGTGCTTTAACTATTTCTCCATTAGGAGTACTTAATATTTTTGCTTTACCCACGTAATTTTTACCTTCGAGTGTAAGTGATTCTATTAAGTGTGAAACTTTGTCTAAATTGATTGTTGGCCCTTCAGGATGTCCTAACTCACCAAATGCTCTTTGTTTTTCTACAAACTCTTTTGTATATCGTTCAACTTCCTTTTCCATCACTTCCATAGGATAGATTCTACCATTCCTATTTTTGATGTCTGCTTGCATAAAGACCCCTTCTATGAAGTAGTCTTTACCTTTACCGTCTTTTGATTCGGTGATGATTGGAGATATTGTCTCGTTAAATTCAGCTATTAATTTCATTTATAATGTCCTCTAATTTTACTTCTTGCATATCGGATGATGACATAATAGATTTTATCTGTTTCATCTCCTTCTCTGCACCTTTTAAGTCTTTGTAAGGTTTCTCACTGAATAAATTACCATCTATATACACATTAACCTTACCTTTGTTATCAGTGTATACTATTTCAACTTTCGATGAACCAACTTTAGTAACATCTCTCTTCAACTCTTTCTCTCCACGAGGAAGTTTAAACTTTGCCTCGTTTAGTTCGATTTGCATTGAAGAAAAACTTTTCATTACATTCCTTGTGTTTCTGCTGATTGATTCATCCAATCAACTTGTAGTTCTACTCTTTTCATGTCCACGGTCTCTGCTGCTTTCTGCTTGATACCTTGGTCTATTAGTTCCTTTGCATCAGAAAGACTACCTTTTTCTATGGTGTCAACTATCTGTTTTGCTATTTCACTACTCATTATTTATATCTCCTAATATGATGAAAAACCGTCATCGTCTTGGTCTGGCATTGTTTCCTTTTCAGTTTTTATCTGCTGGTCAAGAAGTTCAATGTCCTCTTCTGTTTGTCTAAGTATATACTTTCTTACATATTCATGTGAGAAGTATTGACCGACATACTCTGATGCACCTTGTAATGCATCTAATCTTTCTTTAAAAATCTCTTGTTCTTTTAATTCTGTAAAGTGATTATCTGCAGTAAAGTCGTATTGGATAAAGTCTTTAAACTTATCAAATTCTTCTTGACTTACTATCTCTTTAAGAATAACTTGAGTTCTTAAAATGTCTGTAAATGTTCTAGCAAACTTCTTCTGAAGTCTGTTAGTGAACTTATTAAATTTAAGTTCGTCTCTACTAATCTCTGAAGAACGACCCATGTTAAACCCATTGTCGGACTCCATTCTTGACGAAGGAACATTCAGTGATTGATATAGTTTCTTCTTGAAGTATTCTATATCATCTATTTCTGAAAGATTCTGTCCGCCAGGCAGTGTAGTAATCTCTGTTCCTCTACCACCCTCTCTTCTCGGCAACCAAAAGTCTTCTAACATACTCATATGTTTTCTATCGTCTTTTATCTCACCAGTATCTGCATTGTAAATAAGTTTATTTCTATACTTATTCATAGTCTCTGCAAGGTACTGTTCTGCCTTTGCTTTTGGAAGGTTTCCTACATCAATGTAGAAAATTCTTCTTTCGGGAGCTCTTGATAATCTATAAATTACAAGTGCATCTTCCATCATTGATAACTGATTTGAAGTTTTCAATGCTTTATGCAGATACCCGATAACTGCATTTTTGTTGTAGTCTAAAAGACCCGAAGTAGTGTAACATACTGCTTCAGGTGCAATTTTAAGTGTAGAACCTTCTACAGCACTACTCTTGTCGAATCCTTTATCGTTGAAGACATAAAATTCTTCAATAGACTTGATTCTTTTAATTCCGTCTGAACCCTTTTCTTCTTCTACGTTTCTAACTTTCTTAATTTTAAGAGGGTCTACGTTTCGTAAATCCACAAGACCCAGTTTCGGTCTTTTAGTGTCAACGACTTTATGGAAGTATATTCTTCCATCAACGTACCATTTTCTGAATAATTCATGAGAGTTCTGATTGAACTTCATTAGAGATAGGATATGACTAAATTCGTCTTGCATCTTTTTCTTGATGCTGTCTGAGAGTTTGACATCTCTTAAGTCAAGTGTAACTATCCTATCAGCACTATCCGATGTGATACACTCATTTATAATGTCTTCTATAGCTGCATCACATTCAGGCACTAGGGATGTTTCTCTGTATCTACGAATGAGTTCAACCTCATTCTTAATACCACCATCCATATCAACATAGGCACCATAAGCACCTCCTGCAATATACCCTGCTTGTTGTGCAATGACGGGTGTTCCGTCATCGTCTACAGGTGGAACAAAAGACTGTCCTTGTTTAACAGTCGTTGCTCTTAACTCGTCTTTCTTACGAGATATTTCAAATCCAAATATTTCCATACTATTATTTATAACACCTTCGTGAGTGTTATTTTCACTTTAATTCTACTTAAACGACTCTTTCCCAGTGAGAATATGAGAATGTTGTTTCAAATTCTTCCAAAGCATCACCGTTTTCATAAGATAAATCGATTGTACCGATTGAATTTGGGAACATATTAAAGAACTCATATCTCGCAAGGACTGAATCATCTTTACCTAACTGTTCTACGAATGCACGAGAAATTAAGTAATCAGTTGAAGTTGCACCATCAGAAGTTCCAAATCCTTGGATTTCTTCTTGCCATGCTTCTAAAGCAGTTCTTGCAGAGAACTCATTATCGTTTATAACAGTGATACTCCAATCTTCAAAAGTTCTATCACCTGCAAGTTTAAGTACTTGACCTCTGAACGGGACTTCTACTGGAGTGATTGTAGCAGCAGGTATACTTGTTGCTTTACACAAAAACTCTATCTTGTTTCCTGTTCTAGGAACAAACACCCTAAATCTGTTAGCTCTTGGGCCACCTCCGATTAATTGTGCTTTAAATTGGTCTATTGTTGCCATGTTTTATTTCTCCTTAAACTGCACTATATATTTCTTCAAACTCAACACCACTTCTAGCAGCAATAAAGTTTAAAGTTATGAAGTTAATAGATTTTGCAGGTTTTACGAAGATTGAACATACAAACTCATTTCTGTCTATAACAGTGTCTGTATTGTTTGTTTCATCACAAATAACTGAATAATCTACTAATCCTCTTCTGTTTTTAACATCTCTTAAGAAAGGTTCTACTGCAGCTCTAAATTGAGCACGAGTAAATGCATCGTTAAATTCAAACAACTGAGCTTTAGCTGCAGTTGCAATTGCTTTCTCTAATACTATGAATAACCTTCTTACATTAATTCTATCAAATGCACTAGGTGTTGTTAATGCAGTCTTATCTCCATATAACAATGTACCTTGGCCTGGGAATGTGACTACAGGGTTAACTCTTGCACGATATAAATCGTCTCTTGAACCTTGTTTTGGATTGAATGCAAGTTTAGTTATACCTAAGTATTGACCTCTTGAGAACCCAGCAGGAGATACCCATGCATCTCTTAATAGGTCTGACCTTGCCATAATACCTGCAGTGTGTCCGTTTGCAGGAATCCATCTGTATGTGTCATGGAATCTATCGTATTGATATACCCATGTTGAATCGATAACTGCATAAGAACTTGATGTTGCTGTATTTGCAGTTGTGATTACATTACTTGATTGTGTTTCTTCTGATGAAACACCCACGACATCTGCATATCTTGGTGAACATATTGCCATACAGTCCTTTCTTGTTTCACAAAGAAGGATTGCTTGGTTTGTTAATGTTGTCCAGTCTGCAAGAATGTCTTGTTGAACACCACTTCCGTTATCAGTTCTTGTTGAACCTACTAATAACATTGAGAAGTCGATAGTTTCTGCATCACCGAAGTGAGTTGACCATGCACCATGTTTCTCACCTGCAGTAGATATTCTACCATCTGCACCACCACTTAATGATGATGAGAAAGGTGTTGATGGGCCAGTAAATACATTACTTACTGATTGTGCAAGTGTTCTACTTTCTGATACTGTTAGGTCTGTTGCAGTGTTATGTCCACTCCAATATACCCATGATGAACTATTTGATACTACATCTTTATAGTATAATGAACCACCTTGTGCATCTTTAGCATCTGATGCAAGTGATACAAAACCATATGATTCTAAAACTGTTCCTGATGCACCTGAAATTGCACCATCTTCGTCAATAACTACAATGTGTAGTTCGTCTGCACCTGCACCTGCAAGTGTAGCACCTGAAGATGTGCCTGGTGCTTTACTGAATAATGCATAGTGTTCCCAATATCTTGATACTTGAACACCAGTTGCAACATCAACTGTTAAACCAGTTCCAGCAGGTTGTCCTACTGCTTCTACTGTTAAATCGTTTGAATTGATTGCAGTAATTTTATATTCTGTGTTGTGTCCTGCAAATCTGATTATATCTCCAACGATGAATACTGCACCACTTACTACGGAAATAACAGTTTGTCCTGTTCCTTCGTTTCCGTCTACTGTAGTTACGTTATCGTTGTAGTATGCGTCTGCACTAGCACATGATGATACTTTTAATGAGTTACCTAGTGAGCCTGGGTTTCTTGCTATCCACTGTCCTGCAGTTCCTGCTTGTCCACCACTCTTATAAGTGTTTACATAGTCATCGTTGTTTTTTAGTAATGAAGAGGCATTTCCACTTGCATTTGCACTGAAAAGACCGTTTGTGTTTACCCTAACGATTCTTAAAGAAGAACCATATTTAAGGAAGGATTCTGCTGTGTAGAAGTCTTCAGCTCCTGCAACTGAATTTGCTGGTGAAGAAAAATTGTCTACCAAACCCTTTGCATCTGAAACTGTTACAACTTCATCAACAGGGCCCCAATTAAATGAACCTGCAAATGCACCAGTTGTACTGGATACTGCTGGAACAACATTTGTCAAATCTATTTCTGAGATTTGAACGCCTGGTGATACTTGAAATGTCATACTCTTTTACTCCTGTTAATGTAAAAAGTGTTGTTTACTGTTTTATTTATAACAAATAAAAACCCACCAACACATGATTTTTTACGATTGAAACCACCTATCTCCTTCTTTATCTACAAATGATACTTCTTCTGCAGGGGTTGAACCAAAAACACCTGCTGGTAATAGGTCTTCTTCAATCATTTTTTGTTGTTCTGAATACAACAAGTCTTTAACTTGTGAATCCGTTAAATGATAGAAAAATTCTGTTGTTACAAACCATGCAAATAATACACAATTCATAACCATGTCATCATGATATCCCTTTGCAGCTTCATAAGAATTACCTTTGTTAACAAATGTTAGTAATTCAGTTATAGTTGCACGGTCAATTAATTCTAATCTATTTTCTTCTAATAATTCTTTTAGTGTTGAACAACCAATCCTTTTGATTTTTCTGTTCATTGTTACACCGATATCTTCTTGTTTTGTCATCCCTTGCACAAAAACATTAGGATATTCTATATCATAGTGTAATTGAGTTGCAACTGTACCACCTTCTGCATTGTTCTCTACTATCACTAATGCTTCGTTGTATGGTTTTACATACTTACTTATCATGTCGGGAAGTAACATAGGTGAGAGCATATTGTCTCTAAATGTTGCAACTTGTTTAAATGGTTGACTACTCACATCGAAAATACTAAATGTTGAATAATCTATTCCTCTACCCTTAGAAACATCAACTGTACATACATATGAATGCCCTTCTTTGGGTCTTTCGTATATATTTATATTATCTCTATTCCAATCAGGGTCTACACTCCTTAGTCCTAGTAAAACATTACTGTTTATGAGGGTATTACCAGTTCCCAAGAATGAGTTACCATACTCCTGTTCGAACTGAGTTTCGGATGTGTTTGCAATGGTCTGTTTCTTCCACTCTTCATCTCTGCCTGGCACATCAAACCAGTTGATAAGAAAGTTTTTGTATTCAGATTGTTCCTGTACTGCACTCTCATATATCTTATAGAACATATTACCAACACCATTTGCAGTAGATGTGATAATAACCTTTGAATTTTTACCCGAGGTAACAACAGGATAGGTAGATGTATAGAACTCTTCTGCATTTTCTACGAACGCAAACTCATCAAGATACAAGAGGTTTATAGATAATCCACGAATAGAACTCGAAGATGTTGCAGCTGCAACGACCTTAGAATCATTTGCAAATTCTATATTACCTTTGTTAAGAATCTTTACGCCTGGCTGTAAAAAGAATGGAACACTCTCTAACATGGTAACAATACGAGATATCATTTCCCTTGCAATTGCACCTTTGTTTGCAAGTACAGCGACAGTTACTTCGGGGTGAAATAGTAGATACCATAATAGATATGCACATGATGTGATTGACTTACCACTCTGACGTGATGCAAGAACTACATTGAACCTATTTCTATCATAGTGTTCTATCAGATTTCCTTGATATCCACGAAGTTTAAATTTGACAAGACCCTCGTCTAATGATATAATTTGACAATAATTTTCTATAAAATGAACGGGTTCTTTAGAACACTTCAAGTATTCTTTAAACTCTTCTTCAGTGTATTGAGATTCAATACCTGCTCTTTTGATGAGATTGTTACCTAAGTAACCCTCATTTGTAGGTTTAACCATTAATCTTTTTTATTCTCTTTCTTTAGGAACTTCTGTAACTCTGATGTTGAACCAACATATAGATGGTTGTGTTGAGTCTTCACCCCTTCATTCTCGTTGTTTAAATCTTTCATCTTTTTCTGCAAATCTAATAACTTCTCTGCAGTATCCCCAACTGTCTTTATAAGTTGTCCTGCAACCTCATAAGCACGTGGGTGTTCGGTTTCTTTACATAAGTCTAAGATTCCATCGATTGCATCCTGACCCCTTTCTACGAGCCCATAGAGAGTCTCACGACCATACTTATAGTCATTTTCCATACTTTCTACTCTTTGTGGAACTTTGACTACTTGGGTTTCTTTTTTTATTTCTTTAGAAATGTTTAGAACATCGTCTAATTGGTCTTCAATTTTTGCCATATATTAACTCGCATCGGTAACTTTATCTTCTGCAAATGTAGAATTAGTACCATCATCATAAAAAGTTACGGTCTCTGCAACAACAAATGCATCACTTGGGTCTACAGAACCGACAAACTTAAGTGTAGTGTTTGCATCAATAGTAATTGCAGAACTTAATGTAACAGTAAGTTTATCTGAACCAATATTAGAAACCGTTGGGTTGGTTGATAAATTCGTTCCAAACACCTCATCTCCTACACTTATCTTACTATTTATTGCAGTTGAGAAGGTGACATTATTACCATTAGACACTGCATTTGCAACCTCCCCGAACGCAGGTTCATAGTGTTTAACTTCTTTAACCAAACCTGATTCATCTATTTGTGAAGTCGTAAATCCACCTGCATCTATATTGACATAGTCTCTTTCAATAACACTCTTAATAACCTCTCCCGTATAAACAGGGCCGAAGAAGTACACTTTCATTGTAAAATCTAAAGTGTATTCTATTATTCTATTATCTTCAAAAGAACCATCGTAACTGTCTTCCATAGATACACTATTAAGTGTTATAGGAACATCTCTTTTTTCACTCATTGAGTCAATCATGTTCATAGTTACAGTATACTCGGGTTGAAAATAAGGAACAATTTGTTCTACGATTTGGATTGCATCGTTAACATGCTTTGCAAGAATACTAAGTGTAAATCCTATATTGTAAGGTGCTGGAGCATATTGGAATCCTCTCTTTCCAGTATCAGTGGTTTCTAGTAGATTTTTTTGTGTTCTTATGAGTTTGTTTTGTTGTCTAGTTGCATCATATTCAAATGAATTCATCTCGAATGCCATTCTTGGAAGACTTATTGCACTTCTATTACCGTCATTTAAATTGGGTTCTTGGTCTAGTCGTGCTAACCATTTTGCTTTAGGGCCATATGCAATAGGAACTAAACTTTTAGAAAGAACTGTTCCGTCTGCCTTTCTCTTTACTACAGATATGTTATTGAATAGTGTTCCAAAGATTGATACACTTCTCTTAATTGTTTCATGATAAAAATGAGTTCCGAACACTATGAAACCTCACCGAATGGGTTTGTCTCTGAGAAGTCTAAGTATCCATCTGCTTTGTCTTCAAAGTCTTTGTTTTGTGCTTGACCGTCATTCTCCATTGTCATCACATCTGTAATTGCATTAATGGTACGAGATGTTCCTGAAGTAGAACCTACTATAGTGTCACCAACTGCAAGTGTTGAAGTGTTATGTACAAGATTTAGTTTCTCTGTTGCACCTGACCATGCGGATACTTCTCCAACTACAGTACCATTAAATGTTACTGGTTCATTTACAGTGTAAGAACCTGTTCCACTATTCATGGTTAGGTCTAATGCATAAGCATTCTGATTTTCAATAACATCTATAGTACCCATTCCAGTATCGAAATCTTCTCCACTATATTCAAAGAGTTCACATTGCATTTTGAACACGAATAGTTTTCCAACTTGATAGAATGGATTCTCATGTTCTACGAATTTGATTTCAAACATTGAACCACTAAGAGGGAAGTAGATTAGGTCTCCTTCGTTAGGTCTTAGGGATGTTGCAAGATTAGAGTCTAGTGATATGAATCGTTCCCATGTTCTCAATGCAATTACAAAGGTTGCTTGGTCTTTCACTTGAACACCAAACTTACTGAATAGGTCTCCCTCTCCCTCAAATCCTTCAGTATTTTCTAAATACATTTCTACTGAATATGCATCACCAAATGTAGATTGCACATCTTCATTTAGAATAGTGTCCTCTTCTACAACTTCTCTTGGAAGGTAAAATGTTTCGTGACCATAGAAGCGCATAGACTCAACAACTAAATCTTCGTAAAGATGTTGTTCAGTTCCTACTGCATGGTTAAAAAATACATTTGTTGGCATGGTTTATCCCATCATATCAAGAACTGGCATTTCATAGTTCAGTCTTGACTCTTCTTCTAATCTTAAAATTTCTTCTTTTGCTTCATCTTTCATTTGTTGTCCATCAAGTGTTACACCGCCTGGCAATGCAATTCCTGAAAACTTAGAAAGGTTTTCTCCCCATTGATATTTAACAAGTGCAGTTGCATATTTCTTCAACCACATGTCATCAAAGATATCAGTCATATCATTGGGGTCTATTTTTCTGTAGCACTCTATAACAATATACTCTCCTGCAACTAATTTGTTTGCATTATAGTCAATGTAAAGTCTGTTAGAATGCATGTTATATCTTAACGGTATCTGTCCCACTAGTATATCATTCAAAAGAGATAGGTGAGATTGAACTTGTGAATAGTATAAGACACTTGTTGATGTTAAGTCCCACAAATCATTGAGTCTCAATTGATACTGGATATCAAACATATTGGAGGTTGTTCCACTTGAGAAAGGGAATATTTGTATAACACTCAACACATGTTCGGGTAGTGTTATATAGTTTTGTCCTTCACCATATGTTTGGTTTGAAATTGCTTGTGTTCCACTGGTTGCTGCATTGTGGGTTTCATTTGTCTTAAATGAGTCAATCTCTTCTTGTGTAATTTGGTGTTTTAGATAACACTTGATTGAACCCTCGTAATGAAATTCACGAAAGTACTGCAGAGCCTCATCCATTCTGTCATCAAACTGGTCATCATCCACATTGATTTCTAAAACTGGCGCACCCAGTTTTCTTTTGATGTACTCTTTAAATGTTGCTTTCGAGTTTGGTTTTGACATAATTGTATTCCAGTATTAAATCTATAATACTATTTATACGAATTTTAAGTCTATTCTTGGAAGTATGTTTTAGATTGTAGTCTATCTATTTTTTCATCTATTCTAGTCATAGTTGCCATTATTCTTTCGGACACAATTTCTACTTCTTCACGGGTAACATATTCTTTTGCTAATTCTTCTCTAGTCTTGTTAACAAGTATGTCTATTCTCTTCTGTTCAGATAAAAGATTTCTTATAAGGAATCCTAAAGGTGCTAACACAAATGTTATCATAAGATTCCATAAGAGGTGAGTGTCTATTACTATTTCCATACCCTTATTTAGGATAATTAACTCATTATGGGGTTTCCATTTTGGTCTAAGTCAAAGACAAATTCATTTGGATTGTAATTATCAATATTACTAAGGTGTGCATTACTATCGGTGTAAGTCATGTTTATGTTAAATGATATTGAATACCTTTCTTTATCTGTTTGATTTGGTTCAACCATATGTGTTGCACCACTTGGAAATAGAACGAGCTCTCCACTAGTGGGTGAAAAGTGAAAATTATTATTAGTTCTTGCACTTTGAGGGAACTCTGAAAGAACCTTTTCACTACCATCAAACATAATCAAGTCTCCTTCATCACCATCTGCCTTTATATAAAAAACACCACTATACCAACAACCAGCATGACTATGTGGTACATTCCATGCACCTTTGTCATTAATATTTGCCCAAGAATTTCCTATAGTCACTTTAGCAGTATTTGGGTTCAATCCATTAAAAGGTAAAACCTCATCATTAAAGGTTGTAATGATTTCATTCATTAGTTTTTGAAATATAGGAGATGATTCACATCCATCATTTGATTGCCATCCCGTATATTGATTTGATACCTGTCTACCTTTCGGGTCTTTTCTTCTCATGCTATCAATTTCTGTTTGTAGTAATAGTAAATAGTCCTTTGCAAAACCCCTATTCTCACCAGCATTTAACATATTTCTATGAAAAATATATGTTGGAAACATTAATCTAACTGCCATCTGTATCTCCTATTGGTAACTCTAACTGTATTTCGGGTGAGTCTTCACTTACATGATATGGACACTCGGGTGGTGGTGACTCTTCATTAAAGTATCTTTGTTTAGGATTCCAATATTTCATCTTCTTATAAGGCCCTACAGTTTTTGCAGAGACATCTCTATTGTCTTCAACACCCAACATTCTGAATGCTTCTGGCATTCCTATCGTTTCCCTTTCTGTTGTTAGACGAGATGAACTTAACATTTCAGATTTTGTAGTCTTAAGTGCATATGTCCCAACCCATTCTTCTCTCTTAAAGGGAATTATCTGACAAAGAGGTGTTCCTTTAAGAATAGTAAAATTGTGGTCAACCTTTGGGTAAAAAATAATTTGTGCATTATCTACACCATTGTTAAACTTGTCGGTGTCAATTATACCCTGCCATGTAGAAAAGTATTTATTCTGATGTAGAAATGGGTCTAAGTAAAATGTAGAGTATCCTTCGGGTGTTGTGATACACCATGGGTTTCTCATTTTAAATGCATCTTTAACTGGAGGGTTTTCTGACTTGTCCATATATGCAAACCCATCCATAAGTTGAGTGTGTGGATGAGAAGAAGAGGATGTACCCTTTAACCAGTTTCTTGCATCCAAGTCTCTAACAGATGCCCAACCAATACCTTCCTCATCTTTATGAGAAATTCCTTGTATGACTTCCATATCTCTATTTGCACATAAGTACCAACCCATCTTTAACCAATCATCCATTGCAGGACATGCTCTTATAGTTTGTTGTTTG